GCGGCCGCATCCGGCACCACGGCCATCACCACCGGGGCCGAGTTCCCGATCTGGGTGGCCACCTCCGCCCTGACGGACGCCACCCTCGTGCGCCAGACCGACGCCCTGGGCTACACCATCGACACGGGCGTCTACACCGGCAGCCAGATCGTGGTCTTCTACATCGACGCCGCGATCCTCTCCGCGGGCTACCGCTACGTGCAGCTCGGCGCCTCCGGCGGCCACGCCTCGAGCATCGGGGCCTGCATGTACTACGGCGTCGGCGCCAGGTTCGCGCAGGACCAGAACCTGTAGCCCCGACAGGGGCAACCGCCCCGCCAGGGCCGGGGGCATCGAGCGCCCCCGGCTTCAACTGAACGCCAGCCGGGTCGCCTGGAATGAGGGCGCCCCCCATCCAGGAGGATGAAAGCCATGAACTACAACCCGTCCACCATCGCCCGCATCGCGGACATCCACTCCGGCATCCGGGTCGAGACCTCGGCCCTGGCCGGCGCGAGCTATCTTCTCACCGGCAACACCCAGACCAACCTCTTCACCGTCAAGGGCCGGATCAAGGTGCTGCACCTCTACCTGGAGGTGCTGACGGCGCTCAGCAACCACGCCTGCGTCGTCTACTTCAACTGCACCTTCACCAGCCCCGTCATCGCGGCCAACGCCATGTGCGCGGCCTCCGCCTCCATTGCCAGCGCGGCCCAGGGGCAGCGGGTCTGGTGGGTGGGCGGCGCGGTCGCCACCGCCTGCGTCCTCACCGACGGCGCCGGGCTCTCGGACATCAACGTCACCCCGCAGGTGGTCGGCGGCAAGGACTTCGTGGGCTCCATCGGCATGCTCACCGCCACCGCCTCCATCGCCTCCGGCACCTTCATGGCCGTGCTGCACTACGTGCCCATGAGCGACGGGGCCTACGCCGAGGCGCTGCTGTAGGTCTAACACATTCAGCGGGCGGGGGCTCGACGGCGCGGGCCGCCGGCACCGCCCGGGCATAAAGGGGTGCACGCATGGCCACGAAACCAGGACAGGCATGGCAGTCGGTGCTCATGGACATCGACCTGCCCGCGGAGTACGCCGGCGAGGACATCGACCGCACCTCGGCGCTCGTCGATTTGGGCTTCGAGGCCTCCGGCGTCATGATCTTCGTCCCCACCATCGACAGCGCCACCATCGGCCTGCTCGTGCAGCGCGACGGGGCGATCGCCACCGTGCCGGTGCCGCTGCACTGGAAGAAGGTCTCCGACGACTCGACCACGGCCTGGGTGACGACCGCCGGCACCGGCGGCTACATGATCCACGTGCCGCTCGGCGGCATCCAGTACTTCAGGATTCTAACGGGAGCAAACCAGACGGCCGACCGCACGTTCTACGTGAAGGGGACGGTCTGAGCCGGCACATCTGACGAGGTGAGGACATGGCAAGAGGCGATGTAGTGGTTTTCGAGGAAGCGATGGCCAAGATGCTCGACGGCGACTGGGCGAGCACGGACCATTTCTACTGCGCGATCTGCGACGACACGACGAGCCCGGCCGCCAGCACGGCCACCCCGACGCTCGGCGACTTCACCCAGGTGGGCAACGGCGGCACCTACGTCACCAACGGCACCGACCTCGGGACATTGGCGGACCTGGTGACGGAGGCGGCCGGCGTGGTCACCTTCGACAGCGCCACCAACCCCACCTGGGCGCAGGACGCGGGCAACGACACCGACGCCTACTGGGGCATCATCTACAACTTCACCGACGCCGCCAAGGACGCCCTCGCCTACGTGGACCTGGGCGGCCCGGTGGACATGACCGCGGGCGACCTCACCATCACCTGGAACGCCTCGGGGATCTTCACCATCAGCAAGGCATAAGGCGGGCGGGCTAAATGGGCTGGGTCTTCAGACGGCCGTTCGACTACGCGGCCAGGCAGGCGCTCAAGGGGCCGGTCTATTCGGCCCCCGCCGGCGAGGCCGTCAACGTCGAGGCCGACAGCGCGGCCCTCGTCCTCACCCAGTACGCGGCCACGGTCAACGCCGAGGTCAACGTCCTGGCCGGGGCCGATGCGCTCGAGATCGCCCAGCACGCCGCCGTCGTCAACGCGGAGATGAGCGTCCAGGCCACGGCGGACGCCCTCGAGCTTTCCCAGCACGCGGCCGCGGTCAAGACCGACACCAACGTCCTGGCCGGGGCCGATGCGCTGGAGATCACCCAGCTTGCCGCCACGGTCAACGCCGAGATCAACGTGGCGGCCACGGCGGACGCTCTCGAGCTTTCCCAGCACTCCGCCTCCGTCTCCGCCGGCACCTCGATCGCGGCCGCGACGGAGGCCCTCGAGCTCTCCCAGCACGCCGCCACGGTCAACGCCGAGATCAACGTGGCGGCCGGCGTCGATGCCCTCGAGATCGCCCAGCACGCGGCCGAGGTCCAGGTCGGGGGCGACATCGAGGTGGCGGCCTCGGCCGACGCGCTGGAGCTCTCCCAGCACGCCGCCACGGTCAACGCCGAGATCAACGTGGCGGCGACGGTCGACGCTCTCGAGCTCTCCCAGCACGCCGCCACCGTCAACTCGGGGCTGAACGTCGCGGCCGGGTCCGACGCGCTTGTGGTCACGGCCCACGCGGCCACGGTCGACGCGGTGGTCAACGTGGTGGTCGCGGCCGACAGCGCGGCGCTTCTTCTCACCCAGCACGCCGCCCTGGTCAACGCCGGCATGGCGGTCGCGGCCGGCTACGAGGCGCTCGAGCTCACCCAGTACCCCGCCGCCGTATCGCTCGACGTGGAGGTCGCGGCGGCCCTCGAGGCCCTGGTCCTCGCGCAGTACGCGGCCGTGGTGCCGGCGCACGTGAACGTTGCCGCCGCGCTCGATGAGCTGCTCCTGGCCGAGTACGCGGCCACGGTCATCGCGCAGCAGCTCGCCAACGGGATCGTCACCGGCTCCTTCGCCAGCAAGGGGCCCTCGGCCGGCTTCACCGGCAAGTCGCCGACGGCGACCTTCAACTGAGGCGCGAGATGGCTTTGACCGAGCTTACAGACGAGGCGATCGAGGGCGGCTACTACCCCATCACCGTCTCCTTTTTGGACGAGGACGGGGACGCGGTGGCCCCCAACGCCAACACGATCTACTGGACCCTCACCGACAACAAGGGCACCGTGATCAACGGCCGCGACTACGAGGCCAAGGCGAGCGCGGCCAGCGTCGTGATCGAGCTCGCGGGCGACGACCTCGCCATCCTGGCCGGGGAGACGGCCGAGGTGGTCCGCCGCCGCCTGGTGGTGCTCTGGGAGTACAACAGCGATCTCGGCAACAACAAGAAGGGCCGCACCGAGTGCATCTTCCGGCTGCGCAACCTGACCCGCCTGCCGGCGGTCGAGGCATGAGATGAAGGTCAAGCTCTACACCGCGCCCGCGATCGAGCCGGTCGGCGTCCCCGACCTGATGCTGCACCTCAGGATCGACGACGAGACCGCCGTCGAGGGGGACTACCTCGAGAGCCTGGTGCGCGCCGCCCGCGAGCGCGTGGAGGAGATCACCGGCCGCCAGATCCTGACCGCCACCTGGGAGTACTTCCTCGACGAGTGGCCGCGCGGAAACGCCATCAAGCTCCCCTTCGGGAACCTCCAGAACGCCGCCGGCACCGCGCCGGTCGTCACCTGGAAGGACGACGACGGCACGGTCACCACCCTCACCGTCGCCACCGACTACCTGGTCGAGACCAACGGCCCGGCCTGCGGCCGCATCGTGCTGCCCTACGCCGGCACCTGGCCGACCGGGACGCTCTACCCCTCGAACCCCATCACCGTGCGCTTCGTCTGCGGGTGGACCGCGGCGAACCTGGTGCCGCACAAGATCCGCGCCGCCATCAAGATGATCGCGGCCGACTTGTATGAGCAGCGCGGCGAGCCGGTGGTGGGGCAATCGGTCATAAAAAATAGGGCGGTGGAGTGGCTGCTGGCGAGCCACACCCTGCGGGACGAGTTCTGATGATCGGCGACCTCAAGCATAGGATCGCGCTCCAGTACCAGAGCCGCACGGCGGACGGCATGGGCGGGGCCACGGTCGCCTGGACCGACTCGGCCACGGTCTGGGCCGCCATCTGGCCGGTCAGCGCCGCGGAGACGATCCAGGCCGACAAGGGCACCATGACCATCACCCACAGAATCCGCATCCGCTACCGCGCCGGGGTCGCCGCCGGCTGGCGGGTCTCCTGGGAGAGCCGCTACTTCAACATCGTCTCGATCATCGACCCCAACATGGCCCACCGCTGGCTGGACCTGATGTGCCGGGAGGCGGCGTAGATGGAGAACCTGCTCGCCGCCATCATGACCAAGTTCACCGGCTCGGATTTCTCCACGGCGGTGGGCGGCCGGATCTACCTGGACGAGGCGCCGCACGGCACCGCCTTCCCCTACGCGGTCTTCAGCATCGTGGCCGGCACGCCCGAGGACACTTTCCGCGAGGACATCGACGACGTGCTCGTGCAGTTCTCGCTCTACTCCACCTCCCCGGGGGCGGCCGAGATCGCCGGGCTCTACGCCGACCTGACGGCGCTGCTCGACCGGCAGACGCTCTCGATCACCGGCGCCACCTGCGTGCAGATGCTGCGCCAGGGGCTGGTCACGATGTTCGACGACATCACCACCCCGGAGGGCACCTCGGGGGTCCGCCACTGGGCGGTGGACTACGCCATCATGGTGCACGACACATGAACATAGGCATCGGCTTCCCGCTCTCCTACAGCTCGGTCCCGGCGGAGTTCTTCTTCAGCTTCCTGGCGATGAAGACCCCGGAGGACTTCGTCTGCCTGCGGTCGTCGAAGGCCACGATCGCCGAGATGCGCAACTCGCTTGTCAACGAGGCCATGCGCGAGCAGTGCACGCACCTCTTCATGCTCGACACCGATCAGGTTTACCACCCGGACACCGTCGTGCGCCTCTTGGGCCACGGGCTGCCGGTCGTGGGCTGCCTGGTGCACCGCCGCTACCCGCCCTTCGACCCGCTCATGCTGCGCGGCGAGCTCAGCCGCTACCGCACGGTCGACGAGTGGCGCGAGGGCGACCTGGTGGAGGTGGACGCCACCGGCACCGGCTGCATCCTCTTCGACATGGAGGTCTTCCGCGCGATCCCGCCGCCCTGGTTCGAGAACTGGACCGCCGAGGACGGCAAGCTCGTGGGAGAGGACATCGGCTTCTGCCACAAGCTGCGCGCGGCGGGCTACCGCATCTACGTGGACACCTCGATCACGGCGGGGCACCTCTCCCAGATCGTGGTCACCGGGGAGACCTGGCATCTGTTCAAAAATCTAAATCGCGCGCGGAAATTCGCGCAAGGAGGGCAAAATGGCATTTAAGGCAGGCAAGGCGTGTTCGGTCAAACTGGGGTCGGCCACCGTCGTGGGCATGGGCACTTGGCGCATGCCGGGGGTCTCGACCGACCTGATCGAGACCACGAGCTTCGGGGACTCGGCTAAGAAGTTCATCGCCGGGCTGCTCGACTACGGGGACGTCTCCTTCGAGGGCCTCTACGACCCGGCCGATACGACCGGCCAGGCGGCGCTGATCGCGGCCAACCTGAGCGGCACCACCCTGACCGACGTGCGGCTCTACGTGGACAACACGAGCTACTGGCGGCCCAACCTGACGGCGGACAGCTCCTCGGGCATGCTCGTCCAGAGCTTCAGCATCGAGGCCGAGAAGAGCGGCGCCATGCGGATCAGCTTTTCCGGCCGGGCCACCGGGCCCTGGGCGATCGCGTAGGTCGGTTTTGCATCGTCAAAAAAAGGAGGCGGCGGCGTGGAGATAGACCTGGAAAAACTGAACCCCGGCACCTGGTTCGACCTGCCGGGCGGCGGGCGGATCAGCCTGCGCGTCTGCGCGGGCGACGACTACCGGGCCATCACCGACCAGGTGGTGCGCAGGAAGTCCGAGGTGGTCTTCGACCCCAAGAGCGGCCGGGCCCACCGGCTGGTCAGCGAGGAGACCGACGAGCGCAAGCTGACCGAGCTGCTCTGGGACTTCTGCATCGTGGACTGGGAGGGCATCGTGGACGCCTCCGGCAAGCCCATCCCCTGCACCGCGGAGATGAAGCTCAGGCTCATGGGCCGCTCGCCGGCCTTCTTCTCCATGGTGAGCGAGCGGCTCGACCGGCTGCGGGCGCTGGAGAAGGAGGAGGCCGAGGCGCTCGAAAAAAACTGATCGGCTGGGTGGAGTGGATGGACGACCCGCTCCGCCCGGCGCGCGCGGAGCTCTTCGGCAAAAAAGGCGAACCCGACCCCACGGCCGTCGAGCTCGCCCCGGAGAACGAGGACGCGGCCAGGGTCTACATGATGGCCCGCAACCAGGTCGTCAGCACCGGGATGGGGGTGGCCGACATCAGCATCCCGGCCGTCAAGATCGTGATGGAGCTGCTCGGCGTGAAAGCGCAGCTCGCCTGCCTCAACCGCGTGCGGTGGCTGTTCCACCATTTTCTGGAAAGAAGGGCAGATGAGGGTCGAGGCCTGGAACCCGGAGAAGTATGACGCAGAGTTCGAGAAGGTCGCCGTGGACCGCCTGGTGGCCGCGGCCGAGGCCGTGGCCGACGCCGCCCGCGCCCGCTGCCCGGTCGGCACGATCACCCGGCCGGTCTATAAGCGCGGCCCCTACGCCGGCCAGCCCTGGACGGCGCGCGACGCCGGGGCGCTGAAGAAGACCATCCGCGTCCGCCAGAAGACCTCCAAGTCCGGCAAGCCGTTGAAGCGCAAGAGCAACGTGCGCGTCTACGCCGGCAACTACCTCGTCTACTACGC